GGCGTAGAACTCCTCTGGAGGAAGAAGAACAAATCGACCCTCTTTCGGGAGGTCGTTTTCGTCCATCTTCTGTGCGATTGCACCAAACAGCTTAACAATCTGAGCGGCTGTAGCTGTGTATACTTCTCCCAAAGTAGTACTAGCGTCTACGGTGGTTCCAGCTGGAGTAATACCATCGATATTGGCAGCACTTTCAGCAGCAGCAGCAAGCGTCTTCATGGTCGCCAAGTCGAAGCGCTTAGCAAGAGCACGACCAAGCTCAGTCGCATATACGGACCTGACCTCGTAGTGGTTCTTAAGCTCATCGATGTTAGCGATGGAAGTAGCCGCCAGAAGTACATCATCAATACTGATGGTCTTCTCGGTATGCTTGATGACCTGATTGTAGGTAGGAGTGGCCCCACCATCTTCAAATACATCATCACCGGGAGTATGGTACTTAGCGGTTGCGGTCCCAATTACGGGGAATTGGGCTGTCTTACCACTCGAAATAGTCCGAATGGTGTGGAGGTCCTTCATCACGTTCGCCTCTTCAAAGGTCGTCAAGACCTCGTTTGCGAACACCTTCAGGAACAGGGCGTTTTGTTCCGCCCATGTGCTCTTCACATCGAGGTCTGCACCAAGACGTGAGGGTACAATAATGCCTTCGTCAGCCATTGTTTATAGTCCTTTCTTTAAGGGGTTAGAATTTAATTTACCGTTTCAAGTCGTTCCGTTCACGCCGTTCGCTCTCTAGTGTTATCCTTTCGGGCACTTAGGCTACTAATTCGCTACTAATCGACAGGAAATTCTTTATACCTCTAGCGTATGCTCGCGCTAGAAGGCTGCGGGAAGTAGAGAACATTCTCCACTCTCGTTCATTAGAGCCAAAGAAAGGCTCACATATCACGGCAGGGCACTTGGTTTTTACCAAGAAGCCTCCACCCCGCGAAAATCTTTGCATGGGCTTAATGCCCCTATTCTTCGTGTTGTATTCTACAATAACTTCTCTCTGAAGCATTGTAGCTAGGCGTTTCCCTTGTGCTGAGCTGTGGTAGTAAAGCATCTCACAGCCTGATGCTGTAGGGGATGCTGAGTTAAAATGCAGCTCTATAGCCAAGGTGACTTTGTCCTCTGCCATCTTGTGCGCTATCCAGCGCATGGCGCTTCCGTAGCTGCTGCCTTCATACTCGTCATACAAAATAGACGAGACACCCTCTTCATACAGGTGCTTTTTTAAGAGCGCCCCTAAGCGCACGTTGTAGAGCCATTCATTTACCCCAGTCACGCTGAGCGCTCCTGCGTCGTTAGGTCTAGAGTGACCAACACAAATACCAACAATATCACCGGGACTCAAGGTCGTTGGCGTATCGGAGGATTTCAGCGATTGTTTCTTTTTCTTCAGGAGAGAAAGAATGCTGTTCCAACTTTTGAATAAAGCGCGGAATTTCACTCTTCTTAATCGTCGTCGTGCACCCAACGATTGATAAGCTTATCGTTGCGCTTATGGCGGCGAGCTTTATACGCCTTAAAGTATTCATCCCTGACCTTAAAGAACAAGTCAGCCAGCTTAGGGAACTGAATCAATAAACTGACAACCAGTTTAACCATTACTTGCTCTTAGCTTTTCCGATGTTCAGGGCGAGCCAGCTCACCACTTTAGATGCGCGAGCGACCCACTTGTTGTCGCTCTCGTTGGGGGTCATAGTGGCAATGAGACTGGCTACAGTCACGATACCTGTAAGGATACCAATGACTTCACCTTTGTTCTCATTAAACCATGTAAGTGCTTCGGCCATGTTTATATATTGGTTATAGCTAATCTACGCTCAACCTCTTTGCGATACGCCGGGTCGGTTTCGTATTTCTTGTTACCGTTTGCATCTCTCTCAGACATTGCCAAGATAATCTGCGCTCTGCTTTCAAAAGGATTACTGCTAGACCCTTGAGTCTTCCCTGCAATAAGAGCTGGGTTAGTGCCGTTGGCGGTGTCGTATTTACCCTTAAGCCAGTCAATAGCCAGTTTAGCTTGCGCCTCAGTGCCTGTTTCGAGAGCTTTATTATAAGCGTCCAGCTGAGTCTCTGTCAGTGATTCAGCGGCCCACTCAGCGATACGCGCATAATTTTCTCTACCTCCAGCAGCAGCCATCAAGCTGTCTTCTTCAGAAGTCTGTAGAGCTTTCTGCCCTTCAATAAACGAATCAACCAACTCACGACTCAGCCCCTGTTCTGCGAGGGCGCTATAAGTCATATCGCTCAGCTCTCCGCTTTCTTGCCATTCAGCACTAGCAGCTTCGATTGCCGCTTTTTGCCCCTCACCGCTTTGGCTCTCGTTACCAGCTTCTGTAGGTGGGAGGTCTTCTGTTTCGCTAGGCGCTTCACCTGAGCCAAGTTTTGATTCAAGGTTGTTGTAGGCGTTTGCCAAATCTTCGGGGCTCTTGAACTTTTCAGGTAACCACTCGGGGCGGTCGCCTGCTGAGTCGTCGTCTGGAATGTTCTTTGCTTGTTCTTCAAGAGAGATTTCCTCTTCGCTAGGGTCGTTGATTTCGTATGTGTCTGCCATTGGATTACTCCTCTGCTACTTCGGCTTCCTCTTGGGGAGCCATCGCATCACGCGCAATGTTACCTAAAGCAGCGGCCCCTTGTGGAGCTGCTTTCTCAGCCATAGACATCATCTGTGCTTGTTGCATTTCTTGTTGTATTTGTTCTTGTGTCTTAATGAGCCCCTGAGTCTTGATTCCAAGACTGGTAGCTCTCCTCTTAAAGTATTCTTCTACATTAACGAACTGACCAATAGCTTCTGGGCCTACTACCTGAGCAGCCCCCGCTAAGAATAGGTCTAGTTTCTGTAGGTCATTCCCTCTTCCAAGGGCTTCTATGCCAGTTATGATTACTGGCTTAACTAAATCTTTAGGCAGCTTGGGTAGCTGCTGCTTCTTGCTCATCACGTCCATGACGCGATTGACCATAGGTAGTTGAAGCTCGTTACTGAGTAGCGAGTAGAGACCCCCCAGAGCTGATTCTAGCTCCATTGTGAGCATCCTAATCTCCTCTGCTGTGACACGCTCCGCTTCCCTGACAACACCAGAGGTGAGGAGGAAGGCGTGACCTAAGCGGTCCTTGATGGTCGTGATTGTTTCAGCTGCGATACGGAAGTCGTTGAACTTGTCCAACTGAAGAACAGAGACATCAGCTGCATTACCTTGAGTAATGGCCCCGTTAGGACTTTCAGCCAATGTCTTTGCTCTGGTCGTCCCGTTGGGATTGACCAAGAACAATACCTTCGCAGCAGCAGCAGACCCCTCAACGATAGCCTGCGTCAGCTTTTCAAGACTGATAAGGTCGCCAAGGTATTCTTCCACATATCCCCTTCCGTAGTCTTCCCCGTCAATCTTGGAGAATCGTAAGGGGATATAAGGGAGCTTTCCTTTTTTGAACACTCCCTCAGTCCCTTCGACTACTGTGCCTTTTATCTCTTGATGGACAACCCAGTCGTTCCCGTGCAGGCACACCGCAGTGAACAGGTCGCAGTCTTTGTCAGGAGCGCCGTCTTCATGCAGCCCTGCTGCTACCTTGAACTCTTCACTGAGGGTACTATAGGAAACAGTTTCCTTTGTGATTATTTTCAAGGGGTTCCCCATAGGGTCCCTCTGCACAACAAACCTGTCTAAATGAAAGACCCTCAAGCCCCCATCTTCTGGTAAATACAAAAGAGCATTCCCAGAAACGATGAGGTGCTTGAGAGCTTCATGGATGCCTACCCTGTAAGATTGTCTACTCACCTCTTCCATTACCGACTCTTCGACCCGCTGTAAAGCGGACTCCATTTCGGTAATAATGTCTTCGGTGGCTCCCTCTTGCCTTAATACATTTTCGTCAAAGTTAAGACGGAAGAATGGGGCATTAGGAGCCAGTAAGGCTAGTAGTAACTTTGAAGCTAAATTATTGACTCCTCTTGCTCCAATGCCCTGAAAGGGTGTATTAAGCCTTGAGTGAGCGTTATGCCCATCTTCGGGCATTATGTAGGGTAGCGTCAATTTAGCAGAGTCTCTAGCTCTGTCTAAGAACGGTCTTCTGTCGCTCTCAAGAGAGACGTATTGCGCTTCCGCTGATAAAGGGTTCATATGTTATCAATGTCCGTGTCCGTCCAAGCTTCTCCCGAAAGGACTTCTAAAATTTCAGCGTGATTTAGTGTGTCTCCTCCCTCTAAAAACGACGGGGTGTCCCCTTCAAATTTAACAAACGTCTTGGTCCCATCCAACGAATAGCGAAGGGTGTCTGCGCTTGTTTCTTTGACTTCAGAGAAATCAATATCAACAACCTTGTCGGCGTCTATAATCACGTAAGTCATTTAGCTTGGCACGTTAGAGTCTGAGATTGCGGTGTTATTAAGAAGCTCCAGAGTAGTCCCGTTAATAGGCTTAACAGAGACGTTGGAGATTTTCATATACTTGCCTTGACTGAGGTTTCTGCCTTCAAGATAATCCATATGCGCCGACGACCCTTTTTTGTAGACGACAGTTTTAGTTCCGTTCCCGGTTCCCTGTAAAATTGTTGATGCTACGTTTCCCAACTTCATATAAACGTAGGAATCTGCGTCGTCTGATTCTACGTCAAACGTGAGTAAATAAAAGTTGTCGGTAGTAGGGGTTGCAGTAAGGATGCTATTGTCAGATGCAGATGTCCGCAGGTAAGTAAACCACCCGTTACTGTCTCCGGCTGCATCGTGCTCACAACGCATAAAGTTGTCGCCAAAAGTCATCGTAGTGTTTGCGTAAGCATACCACTCATCGGCAACGTATGCGTCTGCGATGACCATTTCACTTCCAAGTGTAGTGTTTGCTTGGTCAAGCACGAACGTAGTTCCAGAGTGTGAACCTGTCCCATCAGCAGCGGGTGTCGTTGCGTCCCCCATCCTCCACCAGACAACAGGCGAAAGAGAAGTCAGGTCTCCGGTTATACCCTCGTTGTAAGCGGTTGTAACTTCGGAAGCAGACAATGCTTTATCGAATATAGCAAACTCATCAATCTGACCGGAATAGTCATTAGAAATAGTCTTACTAGCCCCAATTCTGAATTGGTCATTGCTGGCATCGTTGACATCAGTAAACGTAGACACAGCAGAACCGTTGACATACCAAGTAGTGGATGTCCCTGATTTGGAGAATACAATATGATACCAAGCTTCCGTGGGGTAATCATACCCGGACATAAGCTTGTAGCCATTTGTGTTGTAATAAAGAAACCGCTGCTTTCCAGTGCTTGAAGAACGCTGCGTAATAAGAAACTGAAAGTTTCCAGTCACGCCACTCTCTCTCGTATCAAAGAGCATTGCGCTAGTTCCAGAATTAGGACGATAAGTCCAAAGACTAATTGTCCTGTTCGTTGCTGGCATCTCATAAGTCGCTTGAGCGTAGTCATTAGTCCCGTCAAACGTCAGTGCGTAAGTGTTGGTGAAGCTAGACGGAGGCGTCTTGAAGAGGTCCTGCGTCAACCCACGGGTTAGCGAATTGGTAAGGCCAGCGGTTTTAGGCATCGTTAGAGTGCTTTGTTCTCGTAAACAG